ATTAATTTTCCAGGACCTATTCTTTTTGAAACTGATGTACATGCTAGTTTTACTACAGAACATGTAAAAGCAGCTACTGTATTTCATAGTAAGTAAAATGTCTAAGTGCGAGAATTGCCACTGTGATTGTCATTGCGATGAAGAGCTTCACGCACATCATTATGATGGTGATTTATGCACTTGTTCTGAATGTTTATGCAAAGAGGTAAAAGATGAAAAAAATACTTAAAGATATTTGGCATTGGATCAAATGGCCATTTATAAAAATACATAATTGGCTTAAAGGATAATTTTTATGGAGAGTGCCAAGATGAATTATTATTTTACAGGTATACTGATTGTAATGTTAACTGTCTTGGCTTTCTGCGGAGGACCACATGTCCAATAAACCACTCAAGTTATCGGAAGAGGCAGCCGTGCAGATGCCTATGAAGACGGTTGCTAGTTTGATAATTATCGTGGCACTCGGCACCATGGGCTATTTTCAGATTATAGAACGTCTTAATGTTGCAGATACTCGTATACAGATAATGGAGAAAGATCTTGAAGAGAATACAGAGTTTAGAATCAAATGGCCAAGAGGACAATTAGGTTCATTACCAGCAGACTCAGAACAATTTATGATGATTGAAGATTTATACAAAACAACAGATAAATTAAATAAACATATTGAAAACATGGCTTTAAATAAAGTTAATATAGAATTTTTAAGAAAACAAATGGACAAAGTTTTAGAGGACATAGAAAAATTAAAAGATGCTAACAGAGATCTTGGTTATAAAAATGGAAGTGGTCAATGATTAATTTATTTTTTATAGGTATTGCATTTTCAATAATAATATTATTTATTTTAATATATGTGAGGAAATATGATTGAGACTGTGGTCGCCCTAATTATGTTCATAGGAGCAGAGATCAAGGAGCATCGTATCCAAGATAACATGGCTTCATGTCTTCGCGGAAAGCGCCATGCAGAGAGACAATTTACGCCAAATGTAACTTATAAATGTATTAAAAGTAAAGCTGAAACAGAAATTTATATGGGTGAAAAATCTATTAAAAAGCTTATACTTGACTGATGGCATACTTAAATATTAATATACCAACAATTTATGCAAAAGTACGAAAGGAGTATCTTTATGACATGGATGAAAAGTATAAAGGACAAGACATGGACTGTGTTATCTTCGCTATGGCAGGTATTACGGGTCGTGCCCTCTTATTCCATTGTATGCTACCGAATGGGGCTTGTTATTGGAGATTGCCTATTTCAGCGTTTTTTCAAAAATCATTTGAGAGACCCTCTGTGCCCGATATGCGAGTGGAAGAGCTTGAGCTGTGGAATAGTTTTAGCTATTACCCTAGTTGCACTGAGTTTGATTTTTTAGGTGGTCAAAAAGGTAAATATTTAGGATTAGACAAAAAATTTTATCATGGAGAATATCTTTTCACTATTGACTGGGCTACTCCAGAGGTTAATGAAATTGATACTGAACACTCTGAAATACCTGATGAGCACAAGTGTCATCATATTTTGGCTCTTGATAACGGCAATTTTGCAGCTCAGCCTAATAATAGGATTCTATGGAACGTGTCTAATTATACTGTTTCTAGAGAGTGGCCCGATTACAAAGTTCAGACAACTTATTGGTCGGTTGAAAACAAAGACTGGATAACAGAGGATACAGATAAAATGTTTTATGAAATACAAAACCCACCAAATGACTCAAATAAAATATGAATTTAACACGTAATTTTACCCTTCAAGAATTAATTAAATCAGACACAGCTATCAGGCTTGGGATTGATAATAATCCTAATTCCGATCAAATAACAAA